CTCCTAAATACCCATTAGTGTATATAAATTGCTAGCACCGGTGCACGGTATTTCCGTGGCTACCGTACCAGTATAGCTTAATAAACAACGATAAGTTACAGTACACTGCCAAATGTTTTCCACCTTTGTGAAATTGGCAGTTTCTCTTTTGAGTACTAACGTGTCGTAGTTGTCCACCAACAATTCATAGAAGTCAAAACCCGTACCAGCTGCGGTGTTACCTTTTAGATATTCAAATATATCTGTAATTTCCTTCACAGACTGTGCTTTGCTGAAGATGCTAAACTGTAACAAAACATCTTCAATCAAGTTGTGACTGTCGAAGTCCTGGTTGTCATTTACCAGTGTGAAAACTATATAAGGAAACTTCGCATCCGCTGGTGCTACGGTATTGTACATATCCGTCACACTGTTGTGTAAATCAGTGTCGTTTAAAAACCTATCATAAATAGCTTCAAATAGAGTTTGCATCAGTCTTTTAGTAACCTCTTGATTTCCTTTAAATTCTTATGTAAAGCAGGCCGTAGGAATGGTCTGGCTGCCATCCTACTAGTACCCAATTCCACATAGGGTGCGTATTCAACATTACTACCAACAATAGCCATGTTCTTGTCTAAAAATTCATGTGTTATGCTACGCTTTAAAGTACCCGTCCTGACAGGACAGAACTTTTTGGCATCCCTCTCTACAAGTAATGTTGCCCTTACTAAACCTCTATGCACTTTCTTCCCTGCCACTTTCATAAACTTTTCAGTATTGTCTTTGCTTATGGGCATCAGTCTAATCCTAACAAAACTATATCATACTCTATAGTACCTGTTGTTTTAACATCTAGCTTCAAATTTTTATTTACTGTAACATCTATCCCTGCGGCAGTAGGACAAGTCCAGAAAAACACACCACCTGGCGGGATTTCTAAAATGTCCGAATCATCAGAGAATAATGGTACTCCATTAGTGGCACCACCAACAAGAAGCGTCAGTGACTCGTCTTGATTCTTGATGTAGACCATTTTCAAAGCTGTCATGGTGAGCAAAGTACCAAAAGCTGTTTTCAATACACCGCCGTCGTACAGGTTCAAATTCTCACCAGCTTCAGTAACACTACGCTTATCATGCCACAATAGATTAGCTTGATTTGCGCCTGTGCCGAAGGTCCAGTTGACACTAGCACTAATACTCAGTGCATCAACAACGGTATTCAGATCCAAAGCTTTTTGATTGCTAAGAGATATACCTATGTTAGTACTACCGGTTAAATTCGTACTATCCGCCATAGTTTTTATCCTTCATCCAATAAGTTACTGAGCTTGCTATATAGCTCTATACTTTCATTGTTCAATCTGCTAAACGTCTTTTCTAACTCATGCAAGTCTTCTCTCAAGATGATCAGCTGTCTCAACAAGTCTTGTATTCTTTCCCTATCTTCAAGTTCCATCGCTTTGCCTCAGTTTGATTTCAAGAACTAATAGTCTGTTCATATTATCCACATTGCTTACATTCACCACATCATAAGTTACTCCATTGTACTTGATACAATAATCAGTAGTGATTTCAACTGGTCTACAATAAACTTTCCCGTCGCGATAATAGGTGTTCTTGTCGAACTGTATCTTTTCAGCACCTTTGACCCAGTTGATCCTGCAAGGCAAATTCTCGTATACCAAATTCTCTGTGGTATACCAACTTCCCATGCCATCACTAATCTTGTCTGTTCTATAAACATCTATCTTACTGTTGTATAGGTTCATACTGCACCAAGCAAAGGCTTTCGCCGTATATAGTTTCTAATTAGCTTATCTGCTTCTTCTATACCTGTCAAAAACTTTTCACCTGAATCACGAGTATAACTATAGTCACCCAACCGTTCTGATTTCATGGCTCCGTAGCTAGTATATAATGTGTTGTCGTTGTCATATTTACAGAGCATTACTACCGCTTCTTTAATACTTGCAGGACAACTAGTCCAGCCATATGTACCAGCAATACTCACATTCTTGACACCTCTAGGAAATACTCCAGTAGCACTATCTGTTAGATAATGCAATTCTGCCAATGTGGCAAAACATACCGTTCCTGAGGAGAATGTACCGGTGTAATCACTACTATCTGTGTTGTTCAAAGTAAAAGTGTTATCACCTACCTTAGTGACACCATACTCCCCATCCAAGCTAGGCGTAATACCTGTGACTTGAATAAGTCTGGCTGTCTCACCTGTTGTAAAGCCATGATTGGTAACTGTCACAGAAACAGGGTCAGTCCCAGACAAAGTTATATTTTCAATATCTCTGCATTGAGCCGTAGCCAGAGCAGCACGAAAAACACTGTTGTTATCGAAAGAGTAAAGTCCTGCATCTAGAACCACGCCACTGATTTTGATTTCTGTAATACTCAGAATGTCTGGCATCAACCCTAAGAAAAGTTGATTCTTGCCATTGCCATTCAAAGTGATATTAAAACTCTTAGCGTAAAAGTAGTCCCTAGTTATTCGTTCTACCAGTGATTCTGCTCTCTGTATGGTAGCTAACTTCTGTGCATCAGTAGCTTCACTAGCCCAATTGTCTATATCACTTTCTGTTATGTAGTTACCTGCCACAGCCATCTTTTAACCTTTCTACATCCAACCTTCAAAGCCCAAGCTAGTATGTTCAGACCAATTGCCATAGAGACGGCCCTTCATAGCGCCTTGTGCTGTAATTTTTAATAGATATTTGGTATTCGGCTTCAATATCCATTCATTTTCATTGCGAGAATTGCTGGATTCTGTTAAATGCAAACCGGTTGTACCACAAAATAACGTAGTCAATAAAGTTCCGTAATCAGTAATGGTCGGGTCTTTCTTCGCAACAGTAGCACTGGTTGCGGCAGAATTCCTATGCCGATTAACTATTGTTACTGCGGAACCGGCACTCGAATAAGTTACGCCTTCGTAAAATTGTACCAATGCTTCAGCAGTTACATTGCCTCCCCAAATCAGATGTACCCAATCATTTGAATCAGCCGTAACCAGCATCAACATCAAAGTATCATCTGTGGACATTTCTGTATTGATTACTTCTGCAAAATAAGAGTTGCCATCGTGTATCTGGTGATGAGGATAATCTATGTTTACTGAAGCTCTTGTATATTCATCTATCATAATACAACCCTTTCTATATAAAGGGCAGTTGTTTAAGAGGCACAACTGCCAAAGCCTCCTGAATGATTAACGCACCTGTGCAACCTTGTAATAGTCAAGACGCAACACATTAGCATTTGCCTCGCCGTTCAGCTGAGCAAAGCTGATGGTCAATTCTTCATCATCCGGTATGTTCGTGTTGTGCGTTGCTATTTCAGTTCCATTCACGTTACAAGTAACATTCCCGGCGCCATCGAAGTAGAACCCTACAGTAACAAAAGTGTTGTCCACCAAATCAATACCGGTGTCTGTCTTAGTTTCCGAAGAATCTTTTTCGCAAACGAAATCAAGGTTGGCGTCACCATTATCTTTTACGAAGTAGACACCGTCCGACATGCTACCAGTCAGGTCTGTGTCCTTGATACAAAGACCAACAATCACTGTTGGATTAGCAATAGCAGCACAGTCTACAGCAAACCTACACTCGTAATAAAGCGGCTTGCCTGAGACCAGCTTGAACGGTTCTGCGTTCAGTTGCAGATTTACGCTGTCTAAAGCATTGTCATCTACAGTCAAAGCAAGTATTCCACCTGCCGCATCTTCAATAGCCTGAGACGCACCACCATCGCCATCGGTGTCTACGATAGTCAGGATCCAGCCTGAACCAGTCGCAGAAGATGTAGCCGATGCTGGGAGCCACTGGTAAAAATCATCTTCAAGGCGATGTGTTTTAGACTTGAACCAGTGCTGTAAAACACGGGACATAGTTTGCTGTATGTCCGTATCAATCATTTCCAAATCTCTATATCTTGACATTGTTATTCTCCTTTATCAATAGTGATTTTCTTGAAACTCTTTTCTTTGATTTTTTAGAAACTTTCAAGCTCTTCTTTTTTGACTTCTTTCGGAGTTGGTTTTTGGCTACTTCAGAAGAACTCTTCTCAACTACTTTTGGTTTTGCTCTTTTTTTATCCTCAATTTTAGTTTCTACCAAATCAATTTTTGGGTAATGAGCAACTATCCAATCTGCCTGGTCCTTATTATGTGTTTCCCAGGACATATTGTGCGTAAAGGTAAAACCCTTACCCTTATATTCGACTATCCTGGTAGGGCCAAAATTGAAAAGTCTGTAAGTAACCATAACCAACTCCTTTCTTCTACTCTAATTTTAAGCTATATCCAACTCAACCACTAGTACACAAGCATTCACGTTTTCAACTGCTACGTCAGCTCGCATTGAATAGAACCAATAAGTAGCCTCATCAGCAGCCTCTCGCTGCGACTCAATCTTGATTTCCCTTTGTATACCTACAATCAAATTACCTTTAGGCGTAAGCAACATCTCAGTATGTGAACCGCCACCAAGCTTTCCATCATCATCCAATGTAGTTGGTATAAGAGGACAAGGCACGATAGGTACTTGGCCAAATTTAATACCCTTTTCAGCGCCGAGGATTGCCTGGTCACCCAGAATAGTAGATCTTGCAGCAAGAGCATCCACATAGTCCTGAACAACTTGGTCATTGCAGCAGAATCTCAGATTGCTAAGCCCAGCCATTTTGTATTTAGATGGTAAAATCTTTAGTGGTTTACTGAACTTGAACTCCCAGTTATAAGGAGCAGAAGTGTTTTGAGTAGCAATCCGCTGATTGACACTGCCCAAATCAAAATCGGAATCTGCATGCAGAATAGTAGAGCCACCACTCACAGCATTGTAATAAGGATCGGTGTCATCATCCGCATTTCTAATCCTGTAGCTCCAACCATCCCACAAGCTTCTAATATCATCAGCACCAAATCCGCTGTGGCCATCCGTATCACCGATGTAGAAAGCTTCCTCTAATTCGTTGGCAATCTTAGCAGCTACCAATTTCATGATGTGATCCTTAAATGTCACGCCGGACTCAATACCAGTAACATCCTCAAGATCATCATCATAAATCGCCACACAGCCACGTACCTTCTTACTCGTCAGTGCGATCTTGTTCTGAGTAAACTGCTTCAAGTAATTGCTAGAACTAAAGGTGCTGGCAGGGTGCAAAAACCTGTCCGTACCTACGCCCAAAGCT